TATTACCCCACTCCTGAAACATAATATTAAGAGACCTTCTAGCAGTCTTTATGTGACCACCGTTAAGTGTAAATATTCCTAAACGATCGTAAGCTTCTGTAATTATATCGTCAATTGCAAAAGTTTTGTCGAACGTTGTAGTTCCAGACGTAGTATTAGCCATTTAATCTCCTTACGCTGATAGTCCTGCGCCAGAATACTTATCTGTTAACAAAGTATATCCAGTAACTTTCGTTTTAGTTTTACAAAAAATTCCTTTTGGAAATACAATTCCATCCTCTGGGAAATTAAAGTTTACCACATCTCCACTAGGTATATCAGCAATGAATAATGTTGTACCTGAATTTGAAGTTGTTGAAAGTTCTAAAACTCCAGCACCTGTTCCATCAGAAGCAATTATAATACCTCTCAACCTTATCGGTTGTGAAATAATTGCAGAAGAACCAGCTGCTGCTATAGATCTCGTAGCTTGTATATCATTTTTAAACGACATTTTTTATCTCCTTTTATTTTTGGTCTCGGTGGGTATTGAGATCAAAAAGTCTCAAATTTTCCCACCAAGATAATTAATCTATTAAAACTGTTGTACGTTTATAATAAATCTAAAGTTTCCATTGCTAGTTCCACTCACGTTTACTGTGTTAGTGATTTGCAAGAAAACACTTCTTGCTGCACCTGACACATTCGCCGCTGGAGACGCTGCAGGTGATGCATCGCTTCCTGTTGTGTTTAACAATGTTAAATTGTAACCAGCTCCTGCAGGAACAGTAGTTCCGCCATCAAGAATTTGATCTGTGATTGCAGCCACTAATTGTGCTCCGCCAGTTGCAGTTCCAACTTTGAAACCAATGTCACCAGCACCTGTTAAAGTTGGTGCAGATGTACAAACGATATCGATAGAAGTAATGATGGAATTATCAGGTTGAGAAAATTCAACCTCAGTTGTTCCAGCAGTAGATGCTACGATTACGTCAGCAGTTCCTTGAGCTACTAGTTTAGTTCCAGTGTATGCACCTGTTGAACTAATCGCGAACACGTTTGTGAACACGCCAGTGCTTGTGTTTTTAGTTGCACCAATAAAACCGTTTTCCGATCGTACTGGTCCATTGAACGTAGTATTTGCCATAATTATATCCTCCTAGTT